TAATTAAAAACGAGAAAACAGATAAGGTACTAATGACGACAATCCGAGAAAGGTCAGCAAAACTCATGGGCGGGAAGGTATCCACTGAGAGCTCTCTTGTCTCTCCCCAAGGTCTTCCGCCTCCACGTCCGCCTCACCAGAAGAATAATGACACGGAACCTGAACAACAGCCATATCGGTACAGCCCGGAAGACGTAGGTACCTTTAACTCAGTCACTCCACTCTCTCTTGCTCACCCACAAGGCACCTTGATGTCTTCTGCGTCGTCACCTGAGGGGATCGAGGTTGTTGATCCGACAATAGAGGTGGACCGAGCAGCCTGGGTCACGCTCGTGCATCTGTGTCTTCTCTTATCTCCTGATTTATACTACGATCTTAGGTCGGCACTTACAATAGGAGAGTACCCTATTGTAGGGGTCCATCTCAGCAGTGAAGCCTCTGCTGCTTTGCAGCACATGATCTCTCTGGTGTTCGGAGAGTCCCCGATAGTTGTCCCTATAGTACGTCTTGTCCCATACTGCACGGATAACCGTGGGCTCGTATGCCCGAAGAAGGTACATGATCCTATCCCTGTCTGTTATTCCCCGCTGGTCCTAATCCAGATCGTCGAGGAGTCATCATGCTCCCCCTATGAAATCCGGGTTCTCAACGCCAAACAAAGTCTTAGCCGGAGCAAACCACTCGAGGCAGTAGACATCGGCCTCAGGCTTGCATCCGGAACGTACTCCAGCAGGCTTCCTCTACCCCTGCCTCCACCGTCACTGATGGGAACCTTTCAACCTGCAGGGACCTCTCCTAGGTCTCTGAAACGGGGGTGGATTCGTCGTATTCGTTGATGGTGACCATAGACCTAGTTTAATATGAGGCGGTATAGTAATTAAAAAGGAGAAAACACTAATCATGCCTTCAATCGCCGAAACGACCTTGTCCTCCCCCCTAACGTCCCATCTCTATTCCAACTTTCTCCTTGCGTTCTCAACTCAACCTACTAGTAATACTCGAGCGAGAGGACAAAAGCGACAACGCATTCCTCTGGGAGTGAGACTTGGAGAAAAGTTCCGGTCTATCGCAGGGCTGTCTATATCCCCGGATGATTTAGTCCCTCACACCGCTCATGAGACTAAGATGCTTGTAAACCATCGGCCAGCCGGGATCGACACTCGAGCTGCGTGTGATATGCTAGAGCAGAGCTATTCGGATACAGAGGTGATCATGAAATCCCTGTCAGTAGGATTGGACAAGCCCCGCCGTGACCAAGGTTTGGCAGAGGTCAACCTCCCTATGCCTTTGAGCCTTTCCCTGGAGCCTCAGGTAGTCGAGAAGTACATCACCGCCTCATTTTGGGATCACATCGTGTCAGTCACCTCACGACGCTGTCACTACTCAAATTGGGTGAGCGGTCCTGGTTACCACACGAGCAGACAGGTGACTGTAGTCCAAACAGCAGGTAGATGGATAGTCATGTCCCATGATGCCTTGGTAATGATAAAGGATATATCCATGAGCCACTGGCTCCTGCACATGTATTTTTCAGTCTGTCCTAAGAAGTCCCACCTTGGACCGTTACTCACCAAGTTTACGTCCTGGGGGCTCGATCTACTGGTCCGGACTGGAGAGGAAGGGTACGAAACCATTAAAGGGTTAGAAGGGATGGTCAAGCTTCGATTAATAGAGCTTAGTGAGGAGATACTAGACACGGCCAGTCAGGTGCGCTCAATGTTGAGGAAATACAGGAAGAAACTCGACTGGGCCTACAGATCACACACTATAACACGTCCTGACGGGATAGACGGTCTCTGGAAACTCTGCAAGGAAGTCAGGGACCCAGACGATCTGAGCGAGTTGTTCTCATTCCTGAAACTCCTCGGGCATCCGTACATAGATCCAATACGTGGGTGCGAATCCTCTAAGGCTATTGCTCAAGGACATAGGAGAATCTCCCCTTCAGCTACGAAGCAACTAGAGTGGAGTTTCTGCCACCTCTATACGAGGGGATACCTGCTCAAGAAGGGGCGATGGCCTCCACTCGTGTTCTCCCTACCAGAAGGGAAGACTTGTAAACTCAAAGAGCTCCATGACAATAACCACCCATCTTTACCTCTGGGTCTGGGGCTATACGATGCCTCCGATTGGGACTATGCTCTTTTTGAGGCACATATCGACTTCGACTACGGTCAAGACATACTATCGCTCATGTCTGACACCGCAATCTCTCACAAGAGGTCAGAGATTGATCACTCCTGGAAAGGTAGACTCCCGTACCACATCCCTAAGGCAACGTCAAGCACAAGGGTTCTGGAGGAACTCCTTCGGAGGCAAGACCTGGACATGAGAAGCATATGCGACAGGGTGTCCAAGAGGGATATTCCCTTTGACTGGAAGATAGTAACCGTCTGTCCGAAAGAGAGGGAGATGAAGCTAGAGCCTAGGACTTTCGCAATGATGGTTTTAGAGATGAGGTCCTTCTTCGTGCTAACCGAGCAAAACCTTGCCCAAGGTATCTTCTCTTACATCCCTGAGCAAACAATGACCGACTCTAAGAATCAGTTACTGAACAGGTTTCTAGGGTACACCCGACAGGATCCTTCTGGAGACAAGGTAAATCTCATGATTGAACTCGACTTTTCGAGATGGAATCTTAAGTTCGAGCGACGAACAATAGACCCCTTAGGGCGTCGATTTGATCAGATCTTCGGTACAGAGAGACTATATGATGTAATCCACGAGTTCTACGAACAATGTATGATAGTCCTCCGGCACTCATCATTCACTCCTAAATTGACCAAGCCTTCCCGAGGTCATATCCCAGACCAACCAGGCATATGGAACGGACATCCGACAGGCATGGAGGGGATCTTCCAGAAAGGGTGGACAGCAGCGACCATATGTATCATCCAAGCCGCAATATGGCCATTCGGACTACGGTACAACTTGGCAGGACAGGGAGACAATCAAGTCCTCTTCATAGAGTGCACAAGAGGGAAAGAGGAGTCTAAGACTGACTTCCACGCACGGGTCCGACGCTTGTCTTTGGACGTCACACGATCGTGCTCAGAATTTGCTGCGTCGGTAGGTCACGAACTGAAAGCAGAGGAGTGTACGTACAGCACTTCCTTCACCTCATATGGGAAGGAGCTCTGGTACAAGGGGAGGGTTCTTGAGACTACATGTAAGTCGATAGCTCGTATGTTTCCCTCTACATCTACGGACTCCCCTAGCATGTTTCAAGTCTACTCTAAGGTCTCGGCCACTGGTGCTGCAACTACTGATCGATCTGGGTACACACTCCCTATCTTTCTGTTTACGAAACTCGTTGAGAACTGGCTTATCCGTAGAGAGTTCCGCTGGTCTTACCTTCATGGAACATTTATACGTGATTCACTAGGGGGGATATTGTACAAGGAAGGTGCCCCAAACTGGTGTATCCTCCTGACGCTTGTGCCGTCTAACCTAGGTGGGCTCCCTGTGTGCACGTTGGCTGAGTTCTTATACCGAGGCCACCAGGATCCGCTGGCCTCTTCCTTGACCTCCCTAGATGTCTTTGTGTCAATTCCTGAAGTCCGCTTGTACATAGGACTCTTGCAACGGAAACTGCTCCTTTGTCCTCCGGATAAAATCAACACAGACGGGCTTATCCTGGATCCTTTTTCTATCCCTCTAAACAGGTCCCCTCCTTCCACCGCCCGACTAGCGTCCCGCTTGAAAGGGACACTGGTAAAAATGACGAAGAATATAAGTATCAGAGACCTTCTTACCTACAATGACTCTAGACGTGCGACATTCTTCTCAGACTTACTCCGCACTAAACCCCTTTATCCTAAGATCATCCATGATGTCTACAAGAGCTCACTGTACGGGGTGTGTGACACATTTAGTAAGCGGTTCACAAATACATCAACTCTCTACAAGATCTCGCGAGCCTCGGAAGAGGTAGACCTGACCGCTCAAGGGCTACTATATGATAAAGAGTATCTTCGCCAAACTTATTTCCTCTTATCAATGGTATATAGGGTCCGTCAGCCTGTGTGGCACGGAAGGAGGTCTCTGGGCATTTATGCTCTTACTATATCGCTCCGGTCGGCGTGGAACTGCGGGGATATGATGGGCGTAACTAATATACACCCGCTAGATCTTGGGGTGATTAGTATAGTCCCGAAGGACTCTGCTTGGATACTGGCACGAGATGGAGATAACTGCCCGCTAGTTACATCACTCGGCCTTTCCGTAGATTCACTGACTGCCTTGGAGTCACGAGGTACAGTTACTCCCTACATTGGTAGCGAGACTAGTGAGAAATCTGTAGCAAAGTGGGTGAAACCCGTCGACTCCTCTCCTCCTCAGCGAGATGCCATCCGGCTCCTCCAGATCAGGAAAATGTTGACTGTCCCAGGCTCACAGCTTTATTTGTACCTGACGGCTTTGGCTCAAACTCGCTGTGAATATGATGTAGAACAATTAAGTATGTTCACCCGGGAGAGGGTAGGGGGGACTGACTCTCACAGGTATAACACTACCGATGCCCCTATGGGATCATATGTAAACTCCCTTGTCACGTGGCATACTAACATGACAATCTCCACGAATAAAAGCCGGTCACTAGGATCTATCGATCGCCCAGTATCTTTCCAGGAAGTGAATCTTACCTTAAATGCACTATCTTGCTGGTATCTGAGCCAGATTGCACTACAGCCACCCTACGGGTGTGTCCTGGTCATCCTTCACGACAGCAGCCTACCTGTGATTGCTGACTCGGTAGTAGATGGCCCGATCGAGTTTCCAAAGGGTCCTACCGTACCTCCCAAACTTTTCTACTCCCTCAGCTCCGATATCAAAGTCTCGAGTAGGTTCCCCAAAGCCGCGATCATGAACCAAGGCCTGTTCCAAGAAAACTCTCTCGAGCCTCGGCAAATTGATGCACTAAGTGCGATCTTCTTAGACACTCTGACAGGGAGAATCCGGAGAATAAGAACTGGCGGATATGTCCGATCGGAAGTCAGATCATCCCGAGTGATAGACCTTCCTGAAGCTCAAAGGATCCCCTATGATCACTACCTTGATGGCATGACCCGGGCCTGCGCAGCGTATATTTCTGGAAGATTTGTTAGATCTCTTCATAAAGATATCGATCCACTCCGCCACTATCTCAGCCTTGTTGCAGAGAGTGCCCTATTGCTGGTACCGGCTGCTCTTGCTACCCTTAAAGAATGTACAAGTGTGGCCGGGGAGTATGGGAAACCGGTGATAGGGGGATCAAGTAAGGAAACGAATATCAAGTGGTGGGTCCTGCAGATAGTATCACGAGAGGCTGAGTTTACCCGACAACCAGGACACTACTTCCAGGACGTGTATCTATCCGGGTTGAGCTCCCTGTCAAGTAGCTTGTCTACATTCGTGTCAACCTGGTTGGCCCAATCAATATTAAGAAGACCTACTAAAGATAACATCGTAGCATCGAAGAAGCTACTTCAGGTGGTGACTAA